GATCTTTATTGAAGATACCTTTCTTTGCTACAAAAAACTTTCCGTCTCTAGGATCAGTGCCAGCAAATACAGCAGGAGCACCATCCCACTTTACACTGACATTGCCTTTGTCAACACCAGAGAGCATATCACGCAAAGAACGTAATGCATTGATTGCATCCCGTGTACCATTCACACCACCATAGAGAACCTTGTCCTCAATATGAGTCATGTGTGTATTTTTCTGTTCTGTAATGAACTTTTTAAACGAAATCACTTTTTAAGAAACTCCAAATTCTTATCAAGATCAAATTTAGATGGTTTTGCCCGTTTGTCAATCTTTAATGCAGTGAGAAAACCATATCCATTCAGTTTTCTAGAAGTTCTTCGTTTAATTCTAATTCTTAATTTTAGAGTCGCATTAAACTGTGATGTGCCAAGTTTAGCAATATCTTTTTTCATGTGATAAAATCCAGATTTACCAACTTGAATATAATAAGTGCCTTTTTTAGCATAGTGGTCAAACATTGCAGAAATAGGAATAGTCATAAAAGCATCTTTAAAATGCTTGTAATCATACTTCATATCTTCTTCTGTAAAATCTTTAGTAGGCACTGTTTCTTTACGAGGTGCACCACCGTCTGACCAATTTTTTTGTACAAAATCTAACACACCTAATGAACGATATAATTCTTTTGCTTCTTCATTTTTGCCGCCAAAGTCCCATGATCCATTTTTATATCTCAATTCAACTTGACCATAATCTGCAGCTTGATCTAGTTTGATCTCAAAATTGTATGGTCGACCACGAAACATAAACATTCCGTCAGGACCATGTCCACCACCGGCGGGACTAAAATTAGGAGGAGTTAAATTTTGGTTTTTTAAAATTTCATAAAGATCTAATTCGTACTGAAAACCTTTATTAGATTCTGTAATGTAATTTTTAAATGATTGCATCAGAATGCCACTTTTCCCCATAGGATGTAATTTTTATGTATACGGATATATTTATACAAAAAAAATAATGGGGGCAACACGCCCCCAAGAGTTTATTTACAGTAAAAAGAAGCAAATGCAGCTTTTATAGACCAAGAACCTTTTCGGCGCCTCGCTTATCAGAGGGTAGACCACCGCCATCACGCAAATGATCCACAACCTGTTCAAAGTAAAATGCAGCATCATCATATCCTGCATCATTCAGAGCCTCTACAGCAGACTTGAAGAACAAAACAGTGCCCATGCCACTATTATCATTTGCGGCGGCTCGGTAAGTCTTACCTGATCGTTGGTTACTCATAGCTCCACCTCACTGTCAAAGTAATGATCCCAGAACAAACGAGTCGCCGCAGCAAACAGTTTGTCATCGAGGGCGACATTTTCAACACTAACACCGAAATGCTTTGCGCCAAAATCACCGATGCGATTAGTCAGATCGTCTTCCATAAACTTAAAATCATTCATAGATTTGCTCCTACAATAATGAAACCAAGGGCGACTGTCATACAAAACAGAAACATAAACTTAGGTACCCAAGGATACTTGTCTTTTTGTTTTACCATCACTCAATCTCTTCTACAATTTCCCACTCCTCAGCAGCAGCAGGATTAGAGGCTACAATCTGGTGAACATAGTCCATAGCCTGATCAAGAGTGGTGAACACGGCTTCAGCAGCGAAGCCATCATTTTCGGTAAACTCAACAATAAACTTTGACATTTTAACTCTCTTTCATCAACTTACATACTTAATATAGGGTCTAACTGATAAGAAGTCAACCCTTTTTTTTCAACTATCATGTAAAGTTTTATCTTCTATTCTTTCAACAAAGTAGACATGATTGGTGTTGGAGGAAATAGTTTTGAGAGCCTCTGCTGCTTCCTGATAGGAGCCGAAGGACTCCACCCAATATGCATCCTTGCCAGTGAGATGACCGAAGTTGGATTTGCGCATCAGTTTAAACATTTTATTATCCCATATTCTTGTAAAGCAGTTCGTAGTACCATGCTGGATCAGCATCTTTGAGGATGCGGAGTGGAGTGCCACCATCTTTCATCAGTTTGGCATATCGCTCTACGCTGAATAGCTCCATGATCTTCTTCTGTACCCGTGCTTTGGTGAAAGCGCCCCGGTACTTGAAGCGAGCAATGAAGAGAGGCTTACGAGTGCCTACACGAGATGGGTGAACGTTTGGACCTTGTCCGTAATACTCAGCAGTCTCATATGGACCGTGGTACATAAGGTAGCCACCGTGGTATCCGAACTGGGTCTTGTCAAAAGCAGTCATCTTTTTCTCTTTTTCATCAACTTACATACTCAATATAATAAAAAAGGAGGGCAATGTCAACCCTCCTTTTCATATTTTTTCAATTATCGTTTTTAATTTTATATTTCTCTGCCCATGCTTCTTCAAACCCTACATCATTCGCCTCATGATTATGCCAGACTCTTTTCGTATAACTGTGTACCATACTCTCAACATCTTCATCTGACCAGTCATCAGGTAACAAGTACCCTTTGACTGACCAGAATAAACGTGCAGCTTCTTTTCTACTCACTAGGTAATTCTTTATACCAGTTCTTCAAGAATGGCAGATGATCCTTAAGAATCGTTGCGCACTTATAAGCAACTTCACGATGTTCTTTCTGTGTACCATTACCGCAGCGAAGGTCGCAATAATGAATCCAGGAACGAATGCTGCCTTTCATGTACATGCGAGACTGCATGTTACCTTCAGGAAGAACTGCACGTGCTTGTTCCTTGGCAATACCGTTACCAATTGCCCACTTATATGCTAACTGAGCTTCATGAACAATTTGTTTTTGTTTGGCTTCCCATGCCCACTGCAGTTCAGCATCGTCAGTTTCAATAGAGTTTTGGCGATTCTTCTTGTCCTGCAGCCGTGCTTCACGCATGTATACAGCCAAGTCCTTAGTGGGATCGGCATATCGTTGACTAAACTCTTGAAATGAAAATGAACGGTGTCGAAGAATCTGGCGAGCAATATCCCGTGTCGTATTAATCTCCATGACCATATCAACCATTTCGAAAGGCGACCAATGCTTGTGTTCGATCAGGTATTTCAACAGCTTTTCTGCAGGTGCATCACTGTTCTGATTATTAGGATTAGAAACTCTGGCACAATACACGATCAAGTCTTGTGCAGACATCTTTTTGCCTGTGCCATCTTGATATGCATTAATCATTGCAGAGGTAATACCAACAGGAAGAACGGTTTGATTCATATTTTAAAGTCCTTAAATTTATCGCCAGAAGGGGTTTTGTCGAATACAGGAATACCATCATCTACAAGATTTTGATCTACAGGATCAACATCATACAATCGCATCTTTGCTCTATCTATACCTACTACAAATCGCTTGTATTTGTTAGGATCATTATAACGATTCTTGAGTTGTTTCACCATAATCTGACCAGACTGTTCAAGTTCCTCATTTGACACCAGAGCAAACATCAAATCAGCAGTAGCAGGAAGACCAAATGACTCTGAGGTATCTTCTAGACCTGGATCAGAGTTAGTGTAGCCAGATCGTGTGGTTTGAGTAGCACTGACAATGGGCACCTCAAACTCAACAGCAAGACCACGCAGTTCTTCAGCAATAGCTTTGATGTAAGTGTAAGAGTTAATAGCACCACCCATAGACTTCATTCTAGAAGATGCACAGATGTTTAGATAATCAATGAATACAATATCAGGCTCAAACGAACGTTTGAGTTTCAACTCTTTCATCAATGCTCTAAAGTGCCCCACATGAGCAGCACCAGTTGGATATTCTTTTACGATCAGTTTACCAACAGTCTTTTTAGCAAGAGTGTTCACTTTCTCAGTAAACATTGTCTTGGGCATTTTATCTAACTGGTCAATAGGAATGTCCAGTAAGTTAGCGTCAATACGTTCTGCAATACGCTCCTCTGCCATTTCCATAGTAATATACAAAACGTTCTTGCCTTGAAGCAGTGCATTAGCGCCGACATGACACATGAACAGAGACTTACCTACACCTGTGCCTGCTAGTGCAATGTTCAATGTCTTATCGGGCAAACCACCTTTTGTAATCTTATTGAAGTTATCAATATCAAAAGGAAGTTTTTCTTCTACAGCCGTATAGAAATCATAACGATCTTCTGCGTTGTCGATATAGTCGTGACCTACATTAGTGTCAAATGCAACGCCTAAAGCTTCAGAAAGAATCTCAGGGATTGCATTCTTAGTCATCTTCTCATTCTTACCATCAAGAATGTTGATAGATTCCATGATTGCAATATGCAATGCACGTTCTTGGCACCATTCTTCTGTTTTCTCTAATAGAAAATCTTTATCAATATCTACGTCGGAGAAAATCTCTGGAAGCATCGCAGAGACTTCAGTGAACATGTCATCAGAGATTTTCTCATCTTGTTCTAAGTCAATACGAAATGCTTCCAGAGTTGGAAGAGTGTTATGCTTTTCTACAAATGCAGCAATCTGCTTAAAGATTACTTTTAGCGAACCTTCAAAATAGTTTGGCTTTAAGAATGGTACAACTTTTCTAAGATATTCTTCATTAGTTAATAGTGACCTAAGAATAGTTTTATTCAGGTTCTCGCTCATTTAATACTGCCGTCCCATCTTCCATACCATTTTGAATCGCCGTCATTAGCAAATCACCAATATATTGTCCTAATGCTTCTTCATCATAATCATCGGGCAATACTGTATCATTAAGTATAGTGTATCCGAACGAAAGTGTCAAGTCAGATTCTTCAGAAATTTCATCTAAAGATTCTACCTTAACATCATTATATCGAATAATTGCATCTTTATAATCGCCTGTCAGCAAACGGATAGCCCATTTAGGTTCTTCCGTTATACCAACAAACTCAAAGTCTCGATCTAATTTAAACTTCGATTTCATCTGGACTTACCACTTCAATGTTAGAACTACCACCAATCTTAAAGTTATCTTCAACAAACTCTTTAAATTCATCATGTGTAATGATGCCAGACCAGAAATCTTCGGTCAGTTCTTTTGCTCGGTACTTTTTGTCTTCAACTTCCCCAGTCTCTGGGTCAACTTTTGAATACCAGCCTTGAGACGGCTTAGTGATAAATTTTCCTGCAAGAGCCACATCAAGTAGGCCAGAACCCACATCGATGCCGCCTTCCCAAGTAACCGAGATAGGAATCCTGGATGTTTCACGGACATATCTAGATTTCTCCACG